ACGTACCCCCGTGCCAATTCGTATCATCGGGCTAAAAGAATATGTAAACAACCCCTATAGTCCACAAATAGAACTATCCAACAAGGTACAAGGACATTCTTTTGCCTCTGAAATACGCAAACTCAAAAACCAAGAGGTGTATTTTGGCGAACTCAATAAGCGTACACAATCACTAACTAAAAGAAGCTGGAGAGACGCACAAGAAACTATAAAACAAATAGAAAAGGCATTTCCTGAGTACACCAAAAGCATTGTTCCTGCCACCGTACAAACTATGATGGCTCTTATTGGTAATAAATCTACCCAGTTCGATTTTGTAGTAAGTAAAGATAACTCTATAAAAGCCCCTCACACACTCTATTTCGATAAAAATAGCAAACAAATCAATGCAGGTAGTGGCTGGCTCAAGCATTTCACCATTGGCACTACCGATATAAACCCTAATCGTAATGCTAACAGCTATAAATATTGGAATATCCCCGCTTTCGTATCAGGGCGTTTGGACGACAAATCCAAAACCTACTACCTATACATCAAAGCAAGTAAAACCGATGAAACCGCTGAATTTATTCTATCCGAAAACAAGATAGATTTAGAACAAGAAGTAGGCTTTTATCATTTCCTATACGCCACCGTTAATTCAGAATACGAAGGTGAGAGAGGTGTCGCTAAACTCAATGGATTTACAGAAATCACAGGTGGGCAAATCAAAACTGACAAAATTACATCAGGGAACGGGCAGCAGTATATCCAACTTTTAGACAATGAAATCAGGATAAAAGCCAACCTACACATTACCGACGGCAACAAAACCGAGATAAAACAACTTGTTAATCCTGATTTACTTTTATTAGAGAACAGATTAAAGCAGTATTCTAACGACCAAACAAGCAATATCCAAGTAGGTGGTCGTAATCTATTAAGAGAAACGAAGGAATTTATAGTTAATGGACAACCTAACCATATGGGATTTACTTGGAGTAGAAATACAGGAGAGGTTATTGCTGAGCGGTTCAATGGTAATGTGATAAGAAAGATTACTAATGCCAACTATCGTGGTATAAACGCTATTATTCCTCCTATTGTTGGCAGACCTGTTATTATTTCATTTTGGGCTAAAACCACAGGGAAAGGTAAGTTCATCAATTTTGCAACATCTAACCAATCTCCTCCAGATAATATATCTTCTTCTCTGGTATATTCTAATAATCAAACCCTTATTAATGATGGGCAGTGGCATAGATACACAATTTTCAATCCTAATGGAATGTATTTTTACAACAACGGAGGCAATGGATTTATAGAATTTACAGAGGTTAGTGGTGAGATATACTATTCGTCTATAAAGATAGAGATAGGCAATACTCCCACCGACTGGTCACCAGCTCCTGAAGACGTATGGGATACAATGGTAGATTTAGGTATCATTGATAAAAATGCAATGAACCTCACAGAAGCCGAAAAAGCAAATGTTAAGTTTATCAATGGTATGTTTAGCAAAGGCGCTGATTATACCAATGGTACAGAAATAGTAAAAAACACAATTACTACGGGAGCGCTAACTGTTGGTAATACGTTAGGAGGTAATGCTGGTATTAATGGGGCAGGGTTATCGGGTGAGTCCATTCGTTTCTTTGCAGGTTCTAACTATAAAGATAAAGAAAGTGCCCCTTTTAGAGTTCAAGATGATGGAAGTGTATATGCTTCAAAGGGACAAATAGGAAACTTTAAAATAGAAAGTGCGAGCGAAACGTCTTTAAAAGCAAACGGACTTACTATTGCATCTGATGGTCTTATAAGAGCTCTTGGAAAAGGAAAAGATAGCCGCACAACAGAAGTACGAATAAATGACCCCGACGTGTTTAAAACAGTTGCTAAATCAGCTCTTGATGTATATACATCAGGATTTGGTGATACAACCCACTCTGCAATGAAGTTAGAAAGTAGAGGGGGAAAAAAAAGCACTGCCCTTATATTAAAAGCAATATGGGGACAAGAAGAATCTGTAGCACTTGACATAGTAGAGGGAGATATTAAGATTAAAGGGCTAAAAGGCTACACTGGTTACCACCATATAGACGGGCACGCTATAACTATTACTAATGGAATAATTACAAGTGTAACGCTTTTATAAGCACTATCAATATTCTGAAAAATCTGACAAGTACTACACTATAATAAAAAAAAACAACAATCTTAAAAATCAATTAATATGCAAATCATTCAAAAAACAACTCGTATTACAGCACAAGAAGAAGTGAAAGGAGTTACAGTAATGTACTCTTACGAAACTGAAAATGATGCTAACCCTATCGCAGTAGCCTTTTCAGTAAATCGTGAACAATCAGGTGGCTATCCTTACATTCAGGGTACAGTTACTGCTAACGATTTCAATGTCCAAAACTCAAACTTTCAAGGAACAGACATTGAACTTTACAAGCACATTCACGAGGCTTGCGTTGCCATTATTAATGGTACAGAAAAACAAAAGTAATTATTAACACAAGGTAAAAGGTAGGCAATTACAATCTTACCTTTTACCTCTTATATCTTACCTAAAAATGACCTTACAAGAACTACTTGCACTACCCGAAGCCGCGCGTATTGCCGAGCTCAAAAAATATCCAGCTAATCGCCCTGATACACAATTACTCCTAAAAGATTGGGACTATACTAAGCACGATATTTTCGACCCTGAATTGCGCCCAAAACGAAAGGTTCTTACCCAAGAAGCAACCTATAATAAGGACGGCACAATTCATACCCCAGCAAAATTCAATGATGAAGAAGTTAATCGCCTCGCTCTACCATTAGAACAGGATATTGTCAATATTCATACCGCATTCACGGTAGGTACACCTCCTAAAATCACGGCAAACACCGATAAAACAGAGCAAGAAGAATTATTTAAACTTCTAACTGACCTACACAAGCGCAACAAGCTACAATACGATAACAAGCGTATAGTTCGCTCTTGGTTCTCTGAATGCGAAGTAGCTGAATATTGGTACGTAAAACCATCAAAGGAAGATAACCCTAATCCTACTTATCGTCTTAAGTCTATGATATGGTCGCCCTTTCGTGGTGATACCCTATACCCATATTACGATGAGTACGGCGACCTTATAGCATTCTCGCGTGAGTACAACAAAACAGATAGCAAAGGCATACAAACCTCACGCCTAATGGTCATCGATAACCAAAATGTAACAATTTACAGCAACGGCACACAAAAAGAGAAATATCAACACGGATTTTCCAAAATACCTGTTATTTATATGAAGCGTGAGCGACCATTGTGCGATAAAATACGTACACTCCGTAATCGCCTTGAGTTGCTCTTGTCCAATTTTGCTGATTGTCTCGACTACAATTTCTACCCCAAATTAGTAGCTTCAGGCGATGTGAAAGGCACTCGTAATAAAGGAACGGGAAGCGAGATAATTCAACTTGAAAACGATGCACAAGTGTCCTACCTCACTTGGCAACAGTCCCCCGATATGGCAAAATTAGAGTTTGATAACCTCACCTCTCGCTGTTATGCCCTAACTAACACCCCACAAATTACGTTTGAGGCTTTGCAAGGTATCGGCAACGCCCTCAGCGGTAAGGCATTTAAGTTTATGTTTATGGGTACGCATATGGCAGTGAGCAATCACGCTGAGACTGTAGAAGAGTTCTTACAACGCCGTATCAACTTCCTATTGTCTGCAATAGTAAGCCTTATTCCTAAATACGCCAGCATTGCCAAACAAACACAAGTCAGTATAGAGATTGTACCTTATATGATTGACAGCTTAACCGAAAAGATAGCCGACGCCGTTAGCGCTGTGCAAGGAGGAGTTGCTTCACTTAAAGAAGGTGTTATTTTAGCAGGTATCACTGACCGTGTAGATGAAGAACTCGCTCAAATAGAGAAAGAAAAAGGAAAGGAAGTGTTTAAGGATTAGCAAAAATGAACTTAGAAAAGTGGAATGAATATCACCAGAACCAAACCGAAAGGGACGTTTCTAAGCTCCTTCATCTATTTGATGAGGTGCTAAAAATGGTAGTGATGTACTATGGGTTGCAGACTATCAAAGAGGAGTTCTTTTCCTTTACCTTGTACCCTGTGCTGAACAATAAGGTAAAATCACTCTTTGAAAAGTTTAACAACGTATTTTCTCAAAAGATGAATTACTGTATAGACAAGCACTACCAGCTATCTAAGGACAAGTTTAAAGATGTGTTTACTAACATTCATCATTCACAAAAAGGGGAAGATACTTTACAAAGCCTTGTGATGAAAGAAAAGAAGCGTATGCTTTCAGATAGGGTGTGGAACTTAACCCAACAGTATCGCACTGAAATAGAAATGGCATTAGATGTAGCCATACACGAGGGAACACCAGCTAATCAGCTCACATCTGTACTAAAGAAGTACCTACAAAACCCTGATACCCTTTTCAGAAAGTACCGAGATAAAAACGGTGTTTTACAACTCTCGCAAAAAGCAAAGGAATATCGCTCAGGACAAGGAGTATATAGGAGTGCATACAAGAATGCCGAACGCTTGGCACGTACAGAGATAAACATAGCCTATCGCACCGCCGATATAGAACGCTGGCAAAGTATGGATATGATAGCGGGCTACGAAATCAAACGAAGCAAGCACCCTCACGGTTGTGAAATATGTGATATGATGAAAGGTATATACCCTAAGAGCTTCGTATGGGTAGGTAATCACCCAAACTGCCGTTGCTATATGACCCCTGTATTCAAAAAAGATATAGCAGGGAAAGAAATCACCATAAACAACAAGCTCACCGAGTGGATATCAGACAACGAAAATAGAATAACCAACGCTAAGAGTATGCCTATGTTTCTATGGGGCGTAGATAACCAAAGTAGGGGCGTTTCGCAAAAGGTTATACAAGCAATACAGTTTTTTTCTAAGAAAAAACTACCCTGAATTTATGCACATTCAAGGTAGTTAATGAGCTTCGGGATACTATACCGCCATTACGCTCTGGTGGGCGTTGCCCCCTGCAAAAGTTCAATTAAGCCCTTTTGCATTGCAAAGGTACAAAAATATTTTCACTAAAAAGCCCCTTAATTGGGGCTTTTTTTATTGAATGATAGCACGCCCTTTTCAGTCTAAGCCATAGAAAAACTTGTAAAATTATCTATAACAAAAAAATACCAACTTTTTCACAATA